ATCGGGCATATAACTAAAAATAGTAAGAGCTAATTGTACTTCTTCCGGTAAATCTGAAGTAGAGGGAGGCAGTCTTTTTGGGTCGGGCTCAGTACCTAACTGTTCACACATCATTAGGTATTTATCGACACTTATTCCTTCGGAGTTGAACTCGATACTTTTTTGGACAAGTCGGAGACATTCTTCGACTTGTTTTTCGTAAAATTTTCCAGTTCACCTAATGTATCGGTGACCCAAGTATCAAAATCTGCAGAATTTTTCATTAGAATTTCTGCTTCTTCTTGTGAATAAGGTAATTCCGAGTTTGGATCCATCCCTTCAGTATCTACTAATAGAAGTTCTTCTAAGTATGATAACTTTAGACCGGACCACCCTTTAATTACTGCATTCACGTATTCGGCGAGAAACTTATCTTCGTCTAATATTTCTTCTGCTTGGTGGGTAGAACGATTAAATTTCTTATTGAGACATTTTTTGCGTAAAGCAAGCAACTCTTCACGAGCTAGATAACATAGTTCCACGCAAAACCCTTGCATTCCCGGAAATTCAATCGAAACGGTCATGCTGGGCTTCATCAAAGTTTTTAGAGACACTTGACTCATAATGTAATATTCCTCTTTAATATAAAATAAGGGGGAGTTGCCTCCCCCAATCTTTTATAATTATACTAAAAGAGTAGCAAATTGTCAAGAGTTATTTTTTCTTATTATGATGCTCTATAGACAATTGTTGCTTCGTTAGTATTATCAACATTACCTGACTGAGGTTGTCCGTGGAATGCGATATCAAGAGTTAAGAGATCTTCCACGTTAATTACAGGAACCTCTAAATGAGCAAACTGCATGTCAAAACTAATGCTTGGAGTACCTGTACCGCCAACATTAATTGCCATATCTACAGTGTTTCTTACAGTTGTGGTGTCAGAAACTAAGTCATTAAATAACTGTGCCGACTTCTCAGCACCAGTGTCAAGATAGCAAGTGAGATTTCCACTAATAGCGCGAGAACCCGTAATGTTTGCGATAGGAATATTAATCTTACCAAGCTCTTCTGGAGTAAGGTAGCTAATATTGTTTTCAAAATTGATAGAACCTCCAGTTAGAACAACTGTATAGGTAACGTCTGGAGAGCCATCTGTTCTTGTAATATCTACAGTAGAGATACGATTTCGAATAAAACTGTTAGTGTCTGTAATGTCTAGTTCACTCGCGCTAGTTTCTGTCGCTGCTACAACGGCAGCTGCATTATCAGTAATTGTAGCACCAAAGCCACTCCACTGTAAAGTGGCAATACCATCTATATCAAAATCCATAGTAACACTATTTACAACAATGTCATTACAAATGTAGGTCTGTGCAGTTCCACCGGTAGGAACAAATTGAAAGTATACTTTCCAGCCGGAAGCAAAGCTAGAAATATTTGACCCGTTCAAATTAAACGTATTACTAGTTGCATCACAAGCATTCACGGGGACAGCAGGACTTACCGCGGTGCTGGTAAAAATAGCTGTAGCGTCGGCGTACGTGTCTCCTCCAGCCCATAAAGCCCATAAAGCCTCTTCTACGGGTCGAACTAAGTTTGGTGACGCAACAAGCTGTGGTCGTGCATAAGTACTAAAACTCCACTCAACGGGGGCTAAAGCATCATTAAAAAGCAGTCTTGCTCTTCGTGATGTAATGCCTGCTTCATTGACTGTAATTTCTGAGGCATTAATTGCCTGACTAAATGAGAATCCATCAAGTACTGGAATTTCCCAACGATAAGTCGCTGTAGGATCTTCCAGGATTACTTGTACGTCTCTTGTAAATTGTAGTGCCATTTATTTTTCTCCTAACAGAGTTTTATAAGCTATTACTTATAATCTGTCTTAACCTTCTAGGTTAGTAACGAACTTCTAATACTATTTCCCCGATCGCTAATGGTTCGAGGGCACCTTCGTCAGTATCTAAACTTACCATAGTAATTTGTTGTACCGACTGAGTGTTTCCATCTTGGTCTGTGTATGACAAGGCTGAGTTTGATTCAATTACAAACTCTATGTCCTCGAACAACTTTTCCAAAGCCATTATAGCATCTTCTTGTTGTACATAGACCCGGAGAGATACAGTCATAAACCTGTCTTTGTATCCCGATCCTTGGTACTGTCGAGTTTCTGGGCCTGCACTAACATGTATTGCAGGAAAATCCTCTACTTCATCCCAAAATAAAAGCTTAGGTAAAACATTATTATATACGTTTGACCTGTAGGGGGTGTTTCCATTTATTGCTTTAAGTTTAGTAACTAAAGCAGTGATTATGGCCATTCTTCTCGAAGTGTAGTCTCTTATAGCCATTATAGTCTCCTAGTGTAAAATCTTGCTTTTAGTAAATCTGCTGCTATAGACCGAATAGATCGTTCTATTAACTTTCTAGGGTCTCTATCTTTATTGGCCCAAGGCTTTCTTCCTGCTCCTAACTCAAAAACCTGATAAGGATTTTTATCGTATGTATATCCAATACTCGGAAACCCTTGTCTAGTTCTTGTTATTGTTTCTACACGAACGCTACTTGCAAATCTACCACTTCTATTTACAAGCCCAGGATAACCCATATTTTTTCTTACTTCCTGAGGAAGTCTAGAGTTTAAAATAGTCTGTAAAGATAGTAGGGACTGAGGATTTCTTGAACCTTTTTTTGTCGCAGAAGAAGTTTTATTTTTCTTCCTAACGTTTGTCTTTTTTGTGGTCGATCTTCCAGTAATTACGGAATCATTAGCTCCGTCCCTTTTTCCTCTCCTAGATTTTGGTGATTCTTGTTTATCGAATCCTTGTGCAGTTACTTTTAAATTTTTACTGCTCGCTTTTAAAAGATTAGTTACAATAGCTTGTTGTGCACCAGCCGAAACTTTGTCTACACTAGACTGGCTTCCTTTAATTGTTGCAAAGTCTGTGCCTTTTTTAGAAATCTCTTTGAAAATTAATTCTTCAATCTGTGGACGAAGATTTCTCCAGTCCAAAGACTCTTCTCCTGGCTTATTTGCCTTAGAGGGGCCTAGCTTTCCCTGAACTACTATATTTCCATTGTATAAATTAGGAGTATTTTTTTCTGTCTTTGACCACACCCAATCTATACTATCTACCATCTTAAGAATAGCCGATCTACCTGCTTTAATTGCTTCAGGAGTAGAAAACTGTATATTTTCCATAGAGTCTGATAAAGACTCAGCTACTGCACTTTCTAGCTCTTCATCAGTTACAAAGTTTTTTAAACCTTTTACTGAATTTGTTTCTCCTAAACCAGTCCCTATCTTTTCTCCCCCAGCGACATTTCCTAGTAACCTTACCTGTTCTGTGCCTACAGTCTGACTATTTAAGTCGCTAGTAGAAGTGTGTAGGAACTGGGTTAAACTACTGAACTTCTTAGCTTGTTCTTTAGAAAATCTTACAAAGCTTTTTTTAAGATATTTAGAAGCTAAAGTAATGAAAGCTCTTCTAACACTTTCTGTATATTTGGGAAGATATATTACTATAGTGTTCCCTTTACGTACCGCGTACCTTTCTTTATGTGGTGCAATATTAGAGTACTTATTAAATTTATCTGGATATTCAGAAAATACTTTTGCCGAAATATCTTTAAGCTTTTCTAAATCTCCTTTATATGTCTGTTTACCTGTAGCCTCTAACGCTTTTAAAAAGTTGGTAACAAGAGTAAACTCAAAATCTTCTTTTGTAAGAGTAATTAGGTGGGGTTGGTTCTTACCTAAATATCTCCGAACTAAAACATCATAACGTCTTCTGGAGGATTCTATCGTAGCGTTTATAAAGCCATCTAATATAGCCTTGCTCATGAAGTCCTGTATAAATCTAACACCCTTCGTATATGGTCGGGGAATCCTGGATCGTTTCTAATTGCAGAAGCAGGTGCTCCTTCTCTAGTAGCCGAACCTATGCTTTGTCTTTCTTTGTGCTCGTTTAAATGATAGTAGGTAATAATGTCAGCTACAGCCAACTGTAAGTCTGTGGGTAGAACAACATAACCGGCAAGATAGGTTATCTTTACAGAGCCTACTCCGTGTGGCCAACTTTTATAGCTCCCACTTTCATTTGTTCTAAAAACAGAATCTGAAACAGTGTCTAAGTACCAATCATATCCTACAGGACTAGAATTGGAAGAAAACAGTTCGGTATACGCCGAAGACTGTCCCACTCTTTCATATACATTAGTAATACTAATTACAGGGCTTTTTCTTAACTGAACAACATATGTATCCCATTGAATATCAAATTCTTCAGTAAACCCTGGGGCAGAGGCATAGGTGTCAAACTCATTATTACAATAAGTACGGACAAGCTGACTTACACTCGTAATTAGCTTCTCAAACTTTTCGTCATACTGAGTAGAGTTTATACCCTCTAAGAGTTTATATTCATCTAATGTAATTAAATCTGCCATTTAAATTCTCGAAAGAAATGGAGAGCCCCGTAGGGCTCTCCGTATCCAATACTTACTATTAGTAAGTCTTTGCAACAACTTGACCAGCTTGAGCAAACATTCTGTCAAAACCACGACGCTGAGTAGCAATAAGTACTCGACGCTGTTGTTCAACTTGGTAATCCTGTTCAACAGTAGCACCACGTAATACGGGAATAACAAAGTTACGCGTATTAACTGCTACGGCATAAGGAGCACCGTCCGTTTCGCTTGGGAATTCGTCACATACGATTACTCGTGAACCGTATACGGAACCTACGTCACCATTGAGCTTCAATGCTGTATCTGAACCAACCTGGTTAACGTCTGCAAAAGCAGGATCGTCAAGCAACTTGTAATAAGCATCCAAGCCAACGATATAAATAACGTCTCGTGAATTACGGCCATACTTGCCCATATCCTGGCGCATAGCCAATAAGTC